TCAGTATGTCCCGAGCGCTTCCAGTTTTCTCTCCCGCTCGAACTTGTGGTCTTGATCATAGTCAGCTTCTCTAGATTGCTCCAACGCAGAGACGAAAAGTTCGGCGGCGTGACGACCCGCCTGTGTTCCGTCGTCTTCAATGACCGTTGCTATCCGCCTGAATAATTCGGACTCGAAGCTGCCGGCATTGTTCGAGGCATTCGGCCGTGCCAGTCTTGCACCACCATCCAGTCTGATGGCCGACACATAGAACTCGTCCTCGTAATCGGCTCCTGCTGAGGTCAGCTCAGCACGCCCATATAATAGCAACCCGGTTTCCCAGCGATCGCATAGGCGGATACTAAGCTCGTCAAACGAATATTCGCAGGAGAATTCTGAGGCGTACGTCATCATTCTCCCACCCTGGCGATCGATGATAGTTCGGCAACGCCGGCGCCCCTCACGGCATCTGCCGGTATGATTATGAAAGCATTCGGCTGTCTCAGCATGAATGACATTCTCCTTCGATGGCCTTGCGGCTTTTCCAATCGTTGCAATTGGCCTGTCCGGTTTCGCTGACTTCGGGCGAGGTCCTGCTCGTGCCCGGGCTCATTCCATTCAAGGCCAACGGCTCTTCTCGGTGAAGTTGCCATTCAACATGATGCATGTCAACATAATTTATGTTTATTGCGCAACTCAGATAGAAAATTGGTTTTATTTGCGTGCGATATGACCGCAGATCCGGCCGATGATCGTCAAGCGGTCCAATTCGACGGTAAAGGTTTCCAGTGCCGGATTGTCGGAGATGATCTTGACTTCGCTTGGCCGGCTAAAGGGAACTCGCTGCAAGCGCTTGATCTGCGGCTCCGTATAACCGTCGCTAATCGCATAGACCGTATCGGTGGTCATTTGGTTCTGTGAGAGATCGACGATGACGCGATCGCCGGGCATGTAGGTCGGCTGCATGGAATCGCCGACGACTTCCATGATGATCGTGTGGCTCGGTGACGCCTTGGCCTCGTTTCGCAGATAGCCGGTGGGGATAAGCCATTCTGCGACGATCTTGTGCCCGGCGACATTGCCTGAGCCGACGGGGAGGTTGATGACTTCGCCGACGACGCCGCTACCGGCGCCAAGTTTCACGTCCACTTCCGGTGTTGCGCCTTCGATCTGCGGCTTCCAGTGTTCGCGGCTGTAGCTAAGCTCGTCGCCGCTCTCGGCAAATCCATCGTGATCCTGCTCGTCGGGATCGAAGGACATGACAATGTTTGGCGCCGGACGTGCGGTTTTGCGCTGGCCTTCGCCGGTCAGAAGATAAGCCGCGGTCGTGCCGAATTTCTTGGCATAGCGATTGGCGACTTCGGCGCTGAATTCGTTCTGACCGTTTTCATGCGCACGATAGGTGGACAGGCTTACGCCCAGCGCTTCTGCCGCCTTCGTGGCTGATGGATAATTTGCGGCTTCGCGCGCCGCTCTTAGTCGTTCGCCCATGGATTTCTGCATCTTTTGACCCTTGCAAAATTTCCGACATAAATCATGTTGACAATATCATTATTATCAACATAATTTGTGTTTATCAAGATGCCTGTGGCGCAAAGCGCTGTTTGGCGGGTGAGCGGCGCGGCGCACTACGCGGCGGAGAATGTTTTGGAGGTGAAGTTATGATCATAGGCAATGGGAACAGGAGGGCAGCATCGCAGGCTGGATATTTCGATCGCTTTTGGGGGTGCCCCGGATGCCTTCGAACTCTGTCGATTGCGGAGGTCATCGAGCTACATTGTGAGAGTTGTGATGTAGCCGTCGAGCCTACGGAAATGACGAAGATCCGGTCTTTTTCCGAAGCAGCTGGTCAGGAGGCGCTGCCGTGATCGAAATGCTTCAGGGCCTTCTCGCCTGTATCGGCGCGGCGTTGCTTTTTGTCGCTATGGTGATCGCAATAAAGTCAGTCATTTGGAAATCGCCAATGCCATCCCTTGGGGATGAGGACTTCGGTGCTCCGGAGGGCGACCAAATTCATTTCCGCATTGCCGAAGACCCCATGCTTGCGCCCAAAGAGCCGGCACCGCCGGCGAAACTGCGCAGGCGGTAGGCGGACACCCAAACGTTAAAACTCAATCGGAAACTCTAGAGATAGACCTGGCCAAGCGAGCCGGGGGAGGTTGCTATGAACGAATTTCAAATCGGAACAGAAGCCGTTGCCGGCGGCCATCTCGGCTGGATTCGCAAGGTTCATCGAGCGACAAATGAGGTCCTCCGGGATAGGAGAGGTGAACCGATCGTCTTTGCGACGCAGGATGCTGCCAAGGCTGCAGCCGGCGAGGCGATGGTTGCTTATCTCAACACGCCGATGCTCCGCGATGGGGCGAGGGTGGAAGCGATTTCCAAGGCGGAGGCCTTCTTCAAACCCAAAACGGCCACCGCTATCGCCACCATTGGAAGCGCTTCGTGAGCCGAGAGGTATCAAATTCGCCGACGAAAGGGGTTGAACTGTCATGACCAAAGGTAGGCTGGATCTTATTCTCGATGGGCTCGGCATCAAGCTGGTTCCCGTCCATCGGCGCCGCGCACCTGCGGAGAGCCACGCGCGCGGTACGATGAAGGAAATCCGGGGCCGCTACGGCGATGGCCATCTGGTCTTCGTTCTGCGGTGTATCCGGCAGACCGGGAGCAATCGCGACGAGCTCTGGTCTGACACGATCGGTGCCGTATCCGATGTTCTGGCGCAACGCCAGGATTGGGCACTGCAGCGGCCAGGTGATCTTCTGGGTGCCTTCGATGATATCGGGCTTGCCACATTGCGCACGGATGCGGTGGCGCGGCGGCCGTGGCCCGTTCGGGCGACATTGCGAACGCTGATTTATCAGGAATTGGAGAAACGACTTGATGCACCGGCCCGCCTTGCAGTTTGACGACCTGTCCCGTCGCGCGGCTGAGATTGCCGACGTGAGCCTGATCATCCGTGCACGTTTCGTCGAAGCTGCCGATACGATGGTTCATCTCGACGTGCGCGGCATCCGGCCCGACAGGATGCGGACACTTTGGCCGGAGGTTTTGCCCGAACCGATGGATCATGCCGATATCCGCATTCGCTATCGGCCGAGTGCTGCGGCCATCAGTCGGGCAGAAGAGGTTTTGCAGGAATGGCTTCGGGTTCATGTTCAAGATGAGGAGCGGCGCATTCTGCTTTCGCGATGGTCCGTTTGCCTTGCCGCGCCTTATATTGCCGGCTCGTTTCGGGATTTTTGCGCGCGGACGGGGCGTGTACGGCGCACAGCCGAACGGCGTATTCACAGCGAGTTCCGGAATTTGGCCGATGTATTTCTCACTCAGTCACCGATGCTCCAGGAACCAGATTGGTCGCGCATATCGCCGATAATGCCGAATGCGCCTGGCGGGCTCGACCGGGCAAGGCCCAAGGCACCCAAACATGAAACACATTGGCTGCCGGAAGATGCGCGGCCCGTCTTCGATGCGGCAAGCCCCGAACTTGCCGAATTGGCTAAACGACTGGAGCGTGGGAACCGCAGGCGCGCCAAAATGAAAGTGTGAGCCGTCGCACTGATGCGGTCCGAACCCGCAATCATTGTGATGTGCAGATATCTCCGATTGGTGACTTTGTTCAACCAAGCGCAAAGACGCCAGCAGGGCGAGTCTTTGCAGTGACCTCGCCGAAATCTGGGACCGTGTATTCTGCCAAGAGCCGAAGACGCGATGTAGGCAGATGAGCTCGCCAGGGATCACCGATCAGAATCGTGATTTCCCGAGCCAGACAGCAGTCCAGAAATGCGATGACGCTCTCCGCAAGCGCTGCCTCATAGAAAAGATCCCCGACGCATATGACGTCGACGTCAGGTGGTTCGCTTTTCGTCAGGTCGGCGAGTATCGTATCGATCGTCACATCATTGAGCGCGGCATTGAGCTCGATAGCTGCGATTGCATAGGGATCGACGTCGGCGGCATACACTTTCGCTGCGCCTGCCTTTGCGGCGGCTATCCCGACAATTCCCGAGCCGGCGCCCAGATCTAATACGCGGTGACCAGCCACGCTTTCGGGCCCGTCGAGAAGATAACGGCTTAGAACCAGACCTCCTCCCCAGTAATGCGCCCAGTAGGGTGAACCGAATCGCGGATCTTGTTCTGCGAGGCGCCGCAGCCCGCTTTGTGGATTTGCTTTATGCACGTAAATATCGGGGATACCGGGAACGGGCAGGACCGGGAGATTGGCGGCGATGAACCGCCGAACCCAATCCTGGCTCACGGGACCATCCGAACTGCTGTTTCGTCTTGCCGAGATTCCTGTCGGCCGGCCTTTGCGCATCTTGAGTATTTTCGCGAATTGAGGGCTAGATCGTTTAGTTCGTCGGACTGGAGAATCCGATATTTACGGGGGATTTCAATTGGTTATTTGTAGCCCCGGTCAAAATTCTTATTCCTTGCGCGCTGATTGCCCTTTAAGGGTGTCGCCAATTGCGCCGAAATGGGGTATCTATTTTGGCATGATGAGAACAGTTGCAGCGACGCACTGTTGACCGCAAGCGACGTTTTAAACCGCTTGTTTTCTTTCAAAATTCCATCGGAAATCATGAAGCATGACCAATGCCGACAAGCCAGTCGCGCCGCGCAAACCGCGTGCGCGCCGTCGCAAGGTTGTTTCCACCGAGGATACGCCGCTTGATTACATGCTGAAAGTGATGCGCGACGACGAGGCGGACCAGAAGCGGCGCGATGAAATGGCGAAAATAGCGGCCTCCTATGTTCATCAGAAACCTAGCGAGCGCTCCGGCGCCGGGGCCAAGGGAGGCCGCGGCGTCACCATCGATCTAACCAATGCCACGGATGAGCAGCTTGCAATACTCGAATCTCTCTTCGGTCCGCTTGCCGGATCCGGCGACGATGATCGCAGCAATCCAAGAGGAGAAGGCGAAGCGGAGAGCTGAACGCGAGCAGATAGAGGTCGCAGCCCGGCTTGCCATGGATGCCGAGCGCATTCGTGCCAGCTGCCAGTCTCTAACCGGCTTCGTGCGAGAGGCCTGGCATGTCGTCGAGCCCTCGGTCGACTATGTCCACGGCTGGCATATTGATGCTATCTGCCGGCATCTTGAGGCGGTGACATCGGGCGAGATTACGCGGCTGTTGATCAACGTTCCGCCGGGCACGATGAAATCGCTCCTGTGCGGTGTCTTTTGGCCGGCATGGGAATGGGGGCCAAAAGGCAAGCCGCAGCTGCGCTATCTCGGCGCCTCGTATTCGGAACATTACGCCAAGCGCGACAATAGGCGCATGCGCGACCTCGTTGCCTCCGAATGGTATCAGACACTATGGGGCGATCGGGTCAGGCTGACAAGAACGGGCGAAATGGCTTTCGCCAATAGCTGCTTGGGCTCGCGGCAGGGTGTGCCGTTCTCCAGGTTGACTGGCGGCCGCGGCGATCGTGTCATCATCGACGATCCGCATTCCGTGGATGGGGCGGAATCGGAGGCCGAGCGCCTGTCCACCGTCCGCACCTTTCGCGAATCCGTCCCGACGCGGCTCAACGATCCCCAGCGCTCGGCGATCGTTGTCGTGATGCAGCGGCTGCATGAGGCGGATGTCTCCGGGACGATCCTGGCGCTTGGGCTCGGCTACGAACACCTGATGCTGCCGATGGAGTTCGAGCCGGAGCGGCGTTGCCGCACGTCGATTGGATTTGTCGATCCGAGGACGGAAGAGGACGAACTGCTTTTTCCGCAGCGCTTTCCTCGTGTGGTCGTCGAGCGGGACAAGGTTCCGCTCGGCTCCTATGCGGTGGCCGGCCAATTTCAGCAACGGCCTGCCCCTCGGTCGGGCGGTTTATTTCAGCGCGGCGATTTCGAAATCGTCGAGGCACTGCCTTCCGGTGCGAAGCGTTGTCGCGCCTGGGACTTTGCCGCTTCGAAGGCGCGTCCCGGTCGCAAGCCAGACTGGACCGTTGGTCTGCGCATGGCTTTGATCGATGGTGTTTTCTATGTCGAAACCCTCGCACGAGGGCGTTGGTCGCCCGCCGAGGTGGAGCGCAATCTCAAGAACACTGCGTCGCAGGACGGACCGACGGTGACGATCCGCATGCCGCAGGATCCCGGTGCAGCCGGCAAGGCTGATGCGGAAACCAAGATCAAGCTACTCGCGGGCTTTCCTGTAAAAACCATATCACCAACCGGGGATAAGGCGACACGCGCCAAACCCGCTTCGGCGCAGGCCGAAGCGGGAAACGTCAAGCTTTTGCGTGGGGACTGGAACGAAGCCTTTCTCGACGAGATTTGCGCCTTCCCGAACGGGCAGTTCGACGATCAGGTCGATGCCTTCGCCGACGCTTTGAACGAACTCGCGCTGAGTTCGTCCTTCAGTTTCAACAATTTCTAGGCTCGCTCGGGCGAGCTTCTTCATCACACGACATCAAAGGACAATCCATGGGGCAGGTATTCTCGATGGTTCGCGACGGATTGGTGAGCCTTGCATCCCGCATGGGCACTGATCGCGACAAGGCGGCATCCGTCTTCTACACGCAGCCTATCCTGACGGACGAACAGATCATCGCCGCCTATCGCGGCTCCTGGCTGCCGCGCAAGATCATCGACATTCCGGCTCTCGATAGCTGCCGGAAATGGCGAAACTGGCAAGCTGCGAGCGATCAGATCGGCTCGCTCGATGCGGAGGAACGCCGGCTTAATCTGCGCGGCAAAGTGCTGGAAGTCTCAACGAAAGCGCGGCTTTTCGGTGGTGCCGCCTTGTTCATAGGGTCCGGAGATGTAGATCCGGCCCTGCCATTGGAGATGGAGCGTGTCGGAAAGGGCGGCCTCAAACATCTGACGGTACTGACGCGCCGCCAGCTGGCTGCCGGGGACATAGAGAGCGATCCGACCTCGGAATGGTATGGCAAGCCCAAGTTCTATACGTTGACCGGTGCCAATGGCCTGCAGGTGACCATCCATCCGTCGCGGCTCGTCATCTTCAAAGGCGCGATGACGCCGAATGAAGAGTTTGGAGGAGTGGGTAATCAGGCTTGGGGCGAAAGCGTGCTGACCGCGACCTTCGATGCGATCAAGAATGCAGACAGCACGGCGGCCAATATCGCCAGCCTGGTCTTTGAAGCCAAGATCGACATCATCAAGGTCCCGCAATTCTCTGCCAATATCGGCAATCAGGCCTATGAAGATGCCGTGCTGCGCCGCTACGTGCTCGCCAATACCATCAAGGGGGTCAATGGAACGCTGATCCTCGATGCCGAGGAAGAGTACGACAGCAAGAGCGCGCCGCTTTCCGGTCTCACGGATATTCTGATGGCCTTCCTGCAGATCGTCGCCGGTGCGGCCGACATCCCAGTTACCCGATTGCTTGGTCAGTCTCCCGCCGGCATGAATGCGACGGGCACGGCCGACATGAAGAATTATCACGATCGCATCCAGGCCATTCAGGAGCTTGATTATACGCCGGCAATGTCCCGGCTTGACGAGTGTCTCATCCGCTCTGCCACCGGTTCGCGCGATCCCGCCATCTATTCGACCTGGGCACCGCTGGAGCAGATGAGTGAGAAGGAGCGGGCCGATATCTTCAAGACGAAGGCTGAGGCGGCGCGAGCCTTGTTTGGCTCAACTCAGGGAGAGGAAATCATTCCTCGCCAAGCGCTCGCAAAGGCATTGCTGAATACCTTTGTGGAGGATGGATCGCTGCCGGGTTTGGAGACGGCAGCAAAGGCATCCAGCCAATCGGATGAGGTCGAGCAATTCGAAACGGATCCCCGCGCGACCTAACGAACCGACGACGTCGCGCCGTCGACGCGATGGGCCCGCTTTGCCTCGGTGAGTGGCTTTAACCCGAACCAGATTGGCTTCGGCCAGGAGAAATCCCAACATGAATTTCACAGACACTGTCACCGTCGCGGGGACGCGGCGGACGGGGGACGGCTACCTTGTGGCTGACGCCCGCATCGCCCGCACCGGCATTCAAACCTATGCCGGCGCCGAAATCGGCAGGCCCGAAATGCCGACGGTACGGATCTACCGGCCCGGTGGCGAGGTCTTTTCCGAAGACACGCTCAAGAGCGCCGCTCACCGCCCGGTGACAAATGAGCATCCGCCCGAGATGGTCACCTCGGAAAACTGGAAGAAATATGCCGTTGGTCAGACCGGAGACGAGATCGCCGGCGAAGGCATCTTCCTTCGCGTGCCGCTGATGGTCAGCGACGAGGAAACGATCCAAGCCATCGAAAGCGGCAAGCAGGAGCTTTCCGCCGGCTATGTCTGCGATCTCGATTTCACCGCCGGCTTGACGCCTGCGGGCGAGGCCTATGACGCCATCCAGCGAAACATTCGTATCAACCATATCGCCATTGTGCGCCGTGGCCGGGCGGGCACGAAAGTCCGCATCGGCGATGCAGCCGCACCGTGGGGCTGCTCTCCTCTCGCAGCCCCACGCCCCCTTTCCGATGACAAGCAAAGCAAGGAAGGAATGATGCCCACAAAGACAATTGTGATCGATGGCGTCGAGATCGAAGTTTCCGATCAGGCCGCGGAGATTATCACGACATTGCGTCAGCGCCTTGCTGACGCCGAGGCCGGCCATCAGAAGGCGATTGCAATCCGCGATGCAGAACTCGATACGCTGAAAGCGGCTCTTCTCGACGAAGCGGAGATCGAGCGCCGCGCTGAGGCGCGCGCCGATCTGATCGGCCTTGCCAAGGCGATTGCCGATAATATCCAGACATCCGGTCTTTCGGACGCTGCCATCCGCAAGGCCGTCGTGATCGCCAAGGCAGGCGAGGGAGCCGTCCAGGGCCGATCGGACGCCTATATCGATGCCCGCTTCGACATGCTGGCCGAAGGGTTGCGCAAGAAGCCGGACCTTTTTGCTGATGCCATCAAGGACGGCATCAGCCCGATGCAGCCATCCACATCCCCGGCCTTTGCCGCCTACGCCGCCATGGTGCGCGATCTCGAGAGCGCTCATCTGGCTGCCAACCCCTCTTAACAGGTCAACGAAAAGGAGACGCTTCAATGGCGACTTATCAGACCACCTATGGAAACGCTCCTCGGAAGGGCCTGCACGGGCAGATCGCTTCTGAGGAAAAGGCCAACAAGATCAGCCGCACGGTCGAAACCGTTGCCGGTATCAAGTTCGGGCAGCCCGTTCAGCGCGGCCTTGCCGATCATGGCGTGGCACCCTTTGCCGCCGGTGGCAAGTTCATCGGCATTGCGGTGCTGACGCCGAATGTGCTGCCCGATGTGGCTCCGGCCGGCGGCTATGCTCAGTTCGTCACCGGCGCATTCCTGACCTCCGGTCAGATGTATGTACGGGCCGGTGGCGCGGTCTCGGATGGTGACGCCGTCTACTATAATCCGACGACCGACGCCTACGTCAACGCGGCCGGCACCGGCATCGTCGGCCCCGTTCCCGATTGTTTCTTCGATACGAGCGGCGGCAACGGCGATATCGTCGAGATCTCGCTCAAGCACAGGAGCGCCTAATCCATGAACCAGTTCGTTCGACAGCAGTTTGCCGACGCCCAGGCCGCGTATTCCTTCGTTATCGCGCAAGGGCGCAATATCGAGACGCGCATCTACCAGCGCCGCTATCCGACTCTCAACTACGGCCTCCATGTCCCGGTCGTTACCGAAGGCAATGAATGGGCTTCCGGCACGACCTTCTTCACCGTCGACAGCGCCGGCGAGGCGAAGTTCCTCTCGGCTGCTGGCACCGACATGCCGTTCAACCAGTCGACCCGCGACAGCGCCAGCCATGATTTCGCGATGCTCGGCTCCGGCTGGGAGTGGAATCTCGAGGAGGTCAATCAGGCCGCTCTCTACAATCTCGATCTCAACGCTTCCAATGCCATTTTCGCCGCCGATAAGATCGAACGCCTGCTCAATTCCGTCGCCATGACCGGCTCGACGGAGAAGGGCTGGACCGGTTTCGTCAACGATCCGAAGGTGTCGCGCGTCGACGTCGCTGCCGATGGCACGAGCGGCTCGACCCGTTGGTCTGCCAAGACGGCGGATCAGATCTTGCGCGACGTCAACGATCTTATCGGCGGCGTGCGGCAGCGGACCGGCGAAGTCGAATGGGTTGACAGCCTGCGCCTGCCGCCGGAAGCCTTCCGCCTGATCGCCACCAAACGGCTTGCCGATGGCGACGGTTACATCACGGTGCTGGAGTTTCTGCGGCGCGGCAATGTCTACACAGCCGAGACCGGCCAGCCCCTCGATATCCAGCCGCTGCGCGAGCTCGCGACGGCGTCGCAGGATGGTGGCGGTCGCATGGTCGTCTATCGCCGCGATCCGGAGGTGCTGCGGTTCCATCTGCCGATGCCGCGCCGCGTGCTGCAGCCGCGCCAGAAGTCGATCATGAGCTTCGAGACCGGCATCATCGCCCGCACCGGCGGCACCGAGGTGCGCCTGCCGGCCGCCATGGCCTATGGCGACGAGATCACGGCTGCGGCCTGACGCTGATTACCCTCTCTCCGTTTTGCGGGGAGAGGGCATCTGTCTTCTCAACGATCGACACGGAGCTTTCATGCCCGCATCCTTTTACGGCACGCTTGCTGCCGCCGATGCCTATTTCGCCGATCGTGCCAATGCCGGCTGGGCCGTGGCCAGCGACGGTGACCGCCTGGCGGCGCTGGTGCGTGGATCGCAGGCTGTCGATAGCCTCTACGAGCCAAAATTTACCGGGCGGCGCGCCGGCGGTTACGATCAAGTGCTGTCTTGGCCGCGCTGCGACGCTGTTACTGTCAACGGCGAGGTGGTTGCAGGCGACGCAACGCCTTCGGCCGTGACTTACGCGGCCTATGAGGCGGCGGCGCTCGAGCTTGCGGAGCCGGGCAGTCTGACGCCCGTCATCGTCGCGGCTCGCACGGTGAAGCGCGAGAAGGTGGGACCGCTGGAGACGGAATATGCCGTTGCCGACACGAGCGACGACATGATCGCGTCCGCAAGGCCAGTGCTGACCATGCTCGATGGGCTGCTCTATCCACTCCTGCGTCCGGTACTCCCGGGCATTCTGGTGGTGTGATGGCGGCTTTCGATTACGACAAGGCGCGGGCGACCGCCGAGCGGCTGATTACCAAATTCGGCCAGAGGGGCAGTCTGCGGCGCATCACGAATGCCGGGCCGGACTATGATCCGGTGCAGACGCGCGAGGACTTTGCTTGTTCGCTCGTCGACCTCGATCACAGCCAGGCGCATATCGCCGATACGCTGATCCAGCGTGGGGACCGCATGGTCTATCTCTCGACCGAGGGGCTCTCGATCACGCCGACACTGGCCGACAGGATGCTGATCGGTGGCATCGAGCATGCGATCGTCGATATCCAGCCGCTGTCGCCGGGTGGGACTGTCGTGTTTTGGCAGCTGCAGGTGCGGCGATGACGGCGATTGTTCGTTTCAAGACGATCCTCACGCTTTGGCTGCTCTCGCGGGTCATCCTGCTGCTCAATCGGGTTTCACCGTTGCCGGGGATTGAGAGAAGCGACGGGACGAAGGCCGAATCCCCAACCGCCAAACCCGTGGTTCGTGCCCGCTACGGCCATCTCACCCTTTTGAATTTCGAACGGCGTGGCTCTTCACCGGGCGACGCCGCCGATGACGCATAAGCTCACAGGGGCAATCGACATGGCTTCCTCGAATTTCTCCGCCGATATCGCCGCCTGGGCCGAGCGGACCAAAAAGCGCATGGAAGAGGTGGCGAACCTCTCCGCGCAGCGGTTGGCCGAGGCGATCGTCGAGGCAACGCCTGTGGCCTCCGGCGAGCTTGTCAATTCCTTCCGGGTCTCCGCCCCGCCACGGCAAAGCGAGGATGCGGAGGGATCTAATGAAGGCCAGCCGGTTAATCTGGCCGGTCTCGGCGTGCCATTGGGTGGCATGATCCATATGGGTTTCACCGCGCCGCATGCCGCCGCAGTCGAGTATGGCAAGGATGGGCAGGCGGGGCAGGGCATGGTGCGGCTTGCGGCGCGCCAATGGCCTGACATCGTTGAGAGTGCCGCGCGCGACACGGCGGACTGATCTCTCTAAATTTCAACATCATAGACATGGGTGACGCATGGCGACGGGGACGGACGCTCTCATTCTGGCTGCGCTGCTGGACCATCTGGCAGCACTCCAATTCCAGCCGCCATTGCCGGTGGCGCAGCCGGGCATTGCCTTCCCGCCGGCAGGGCAAGAAAAGCCGGATAACTATCTGGCTGTCAGCTACCTGCCCAACCGCCCCCGGCAGGTGACGCTCGGCGATGATCCGCAGCAGAAGCTCGGGCTTCTGCAGGTTTCCGTCTATTGGAAGGCCGGCGGCGGGCTGATCAAGCCGCTCGATGCCGCCGGCCAGGTCATCGACCATTTCAACAACAAGACGTTGTTCGCCTCTGGCGTGAAGATCACGATCAGTGGCGAGCCGTGGGCCGCAGGCCCGATCCAAGAGGATGACCGGGTGCAGATACCGGTCACCATTCCCTACACCGCCTTTGAACCGGAGACATGATCCATGGCGAACAAAAGCACGAAGAAGGGCTCGAAAGTCTACGTATGCGAGACGCCCCAGAATACCGATCTCACGGCCACCGCCTATGCCGCGCTGACCTGGGTGCAGGTGGGTAAGGTCGGCAAGGTCGGCGATTTCGGCTCGGAATCCACCATCAACAATTACAATACGCTGGATGAGCCGGTGCAGCAGAAGCAGAAGGGCGTTTCCAACGCCGGCGACCCGGAGCTTGAAGTCGCCTCCATCGCCGACGATCCGGGCCAGGATATCCTGCGCACCTTCGGCGATCCCCTTAACATCAACAACATGGCAATCAAGGTCGAGCGTAACGACGCGCCGCAGGGCAAGACCAACACGGTGTTCTATTCGCGCGGCGTCGTTTCCGGCCCGCTCTATCCCGGCGGCGGCTCCGACGATTTCGATCTGGAGAAGTTCAAGATCGGCCTCAACCAGCTGCCGATCCGCGTCGATCCCGTCACCACGCCGTAAGCACCATATTACGGAAACTTGCGCGCGTCGCTCTCCTGCGGCGCGCGGTCACTCTCACATGTCCCAACCGATAAGGTGTTTCCTTGGATATCTCCAGTCTCGTCAATTCCGAAGATCTCTTCGAGCTGCAGCTTCTGCATCCGGCCACCGAGGAGCCGCTCGGCATCTCCTTCATGATCCGCTCGGCCGAGAGCAACGAGGTGAAGAAGATCGTTCGCCAGCATAGCGACCGCTTCCTCGCCAGCCGCAAGAAGAAGCTGACGACCAGCAAGGTCGAGGCCGAATATCTCGACAAGGCCGCCGCCGCCATCGCTTCCTGGAGCTGGGGCGAGCAGCAGTGGAAGGGCGAGCAGCCGGTGCTCTCCTTCGAGAAGGCCCGCGAAGTCGTCGAGGACGCCGGCTGGATCTACGATCAGGTGGCCGGCGCCTCGGAGGACCGCGCAAATTTTATGAAGAGCTTGCCGAAGGGCTTTCAGAAGCCGTAGGGGTCGTCGCACGCTATGATTGCGTGCGCGATATAAACGGCGAGACCCGGCGCGAACGCAACGAGGCCTTCGAGCTTTTAAGCCCGGAGGCCGAGGTGCCGGAGGCCGGCCATCCGCTCTGGGACTGGTTCTGGGACCTGCGCTCGGCGCAGGCCCCCGGCTTTTCCGGCCCAGTGCCGCTCTCCCACCAGGAAATGCTGGCCTGGCTGCAGCTGACCGGCAACCTCCTGCGCCGGGAAGACATTGCTGTGCTGAAGGCGATGGACGGGCGCTATTGTCAGGTGGTGGTGGAGGAGACGGAGGCGATTAGGGCGCGGGAGGCGGGGTAGGTTTTAGGAAGCGACTTCAAATGCATCAGCCAAAGAGCCACCTGAATGTATCGCGAACCCATCCCGCATAAGGGGCAATTGGTTTCAATTCTCTCTGCAATTCTTCCACAGTTCGGGAAGGGGCATGGCTAAAGTCCCTAAGTATCTCAGAATCACTGGTGGAATCGGTTTTAAAGATGGAAACCCCACCCGCTGATATTTTGGAAATGCTGCCATCAATGGACAGATATTGACAAGTAATTGCTCTGGTAACCTTTTCCGCTTTCGTATTCAGCACGTTAAAGTTTATGGTTGCGGTGTAGAGCATAGGCTTTATCGAGCCTTCATCAAATCTCTCCAGAAAAAAGCTTCGTATGTCGGGGCTTTGTTTGTACTCTTCTTCTAGGTCACCTCTGGTGCCCGGCCTCTCGTTAAAGAAGAACCTGTTACGCTCATAGGTGGAAGATGCCGCGAGATATTCTTTAAGACGGGCCTCACAAGCGGTCACGATCGGCGGATCAAAGACGCCAAAGCTGTAAAGTAACAACAACGCGGCAAGCACTGCAATCACGCTGGAAATCAGCTTCATTAAAACTCCCACGAGTAGCTTCGCGGCATTCTCTCGTATGAAATCAAAAGGTGGTCCAGTGACAGATATCGCAACTCTCGATTTTCTTTCGCCTTGAAGTGGGCAGCCAACGCGACCAGCCAAAGGCCTATGGATTTTCAGGGTGCGTAAAATCGATATAGTTCTTTTGTGCGGTCTGCAGGTCGTAGTTTACGGTTGAGATATTCCACACGCATCCCTCGATATCCTCCTTCCGACCGAGCTTCTTTTCGCTTTCGATAAACTTTTCAAGTCTGTCTACTTGTTGTGCCGCCTTTTCCGGTGACGCCCCGATCTGCTGGAGCGCCTTCTCGGCATACGTCCTAATTGCGTTGTAGTATGTCGTGCCAAGCGCATCGCGACATTGATAAGCAATCATGAAACTCACGTTCACACCATCGATGACTTTACCGGCCAACTGAAGACGCTTGTGCTCGTCGTCAGCCAAGGCTTGGGTGATGATTGTGCACGCGAAGAATGCAGTAAGAAGTAGCTTTAGCCTCATCGTCGCCCCCGCTTTTCTCAAAGCTGCGTCTTCAACCACTCCGCGTTTGTTTTG